CCATTCTTATTATTAACTGTTACCATTTTGTCTGCAAGTCTTTGAGCTGGGTGTGATTTATTAAAATCTCTATAAATCAAACCTCTAATTGAGTCAATGACTAATGCTAAGTCAGCAGTAAAGTTCACATGGTCTGTTTTTATTCCCATAGCTACAAATTTATCTAGTAATGTGTAGGCAATATCGTCAACATTACCTTCAACAAATTCTTTTGTCTGTGCCTCAACAAGTTTTTGATGTTGTTTATCATCTAATACCTTGCCTGTATTTTCTTTGTGTTGTATTCTGTTTGTAGGAAATACAATAATCTTATCATCTGACACTATACAATCTCACCTTTAAAGTTAACTTTACCTTTATCAGTAAAATATTCAACTAGTTGATTATAACCACCAATTAGTTCACCATCAATTTTTATTTGTGGCATTGTTCTAACTTTCTTACCAATATCTTCTAACATAACATCTACTGACTCAAAATCTTCCATTTTCTTTTCAGTAAACTCTTGGCCAAGGCCTTTCAGTAAGGCCTTTGCCTTGTTGCAATAGACACAATTGTTTTTACTGTAAACTACTATCGTCATCTGATTTTTTTAGGTTATCCCAAGCCTTTTTACTTGCATCATTTAAATTGTATGCATCAACGGCCTCTTCAATAGTGTAATTGTACATCTTATTGAATTTGCCTAAAGGCAATCTCATACCTATCCAAGTTCTGTAATAACCATTTTTTGTAAGTGTTACATCTTGTGCAAATATTTCATAACCTCTAACTTTTGTAGAAGTAATTTTATTTACTATAGCACTTTCAACTTCGGTCACAATTGATTTAGTTTCTGTTTTACCTAATTCAGTGATGAATTGTTTTGATTCTTTATTCATCTCGCCTTTAATAATGTCTGCCAATTCTGACTTAGCCATCATTTTAGCTTTCTCAATAGATAATTGTAAATCAGGAGATACAGCCGTAGCTACACCATAGATACATTGTTTATCATTATCTTCACTTGTAAAGATTGAAGTATTACAAGCTTTCGATTCATTGATGTCTGCCATATACCAAGCAGGCACTTTATCAACAACATCACCTTTTTCTGATTTGATTTTATATGTACTGTTCATAGAAGAGCAAGCAGTTAAACTTGCAACAGCTAAGACAGCAGTTAATGTTTTAAGTTTTATCATAATTTATCACTCTCTTTCATATCATATACTAATCCTTGAAGAAAGTCAAGCGTGGATTGAACATAGTCTAACGCCTGTTCACTAGATATATCTGTAAAGATAATAACTAATAAAGCAATAATAATTAATGTTTTAATCATTATTTAACCTCCCATTCACCATTTTGTAATAAACACACCTTTCCTGGTGTTTTAAAAGCGTGTCTGTTCCGACTATAATATCGGCAGTATTCTGGGGTACTCACATCATTGTAGTAAAACTGAGCAAATAGTTCCCAATAACTAGGACCATCAAAACGCTTTCTACCATCAGCACACTCCAAAATTTCTTCTTTGACTATCTCATCACCTTCTTGTTTGATAGTCACTTTAATATAACAAAATTGACCATTTACTTCTTTAGGGTCAATAGGTCTAATAGTTGTATAATCACTGCCTACTGCAATACCTGAAATCAATAAAAATATAATCATTATAAAAGTCCAGGTCAGGTATCTTCTAATTTTTACATATTGTAAAGGGTCAAACATAATTTTGTAACTTCTTTATACTATCCTTTGTATTATAAATGGTATCTTCTATAAAGTCAAGCCTGGATTGGTTATTAGTTAATTCTTTTTCTTCTTCTAATTCTGCAATCTCAGCCTTCAAATGTTCTATTTTTGTTCTTATTTCACTTTCTGTCATTATTTTTTCTCCACCCATTGGCCATCAGGCATTTGGCACGCTGTACCAAAAACCACTTCTCTATTAACACCACCGATACCTACTAATGGCCAGTTATTAGTAATATCTATTGTAGCATCATATTCTTTACACTTAATTGGTCCTTCTAAGTATGATTTTGTTGTATGAATTATACCAGAGTTACCTGTTTTAGGATTATACCAATTTGTATAACTTGAACCGTAAGGACTTGTGTTTAAATGGTCTACAAAAACTGCATTGTGTACATCAAAGTCTGATTTATACATTAATTCTGCACCTGCAAACGCACCACCCATAGCACAAGTAGCTATTGCATAAGGGTTTGTAACACCTGCCTCAGCACACATAGCTGTTGTTGTTGCACCGCCTAAGAAAGCACCGTTTGTACTTCTATTTGTACTACAGCCACTCAGTAGGAGTAGGACCAGGAATATCCTCGTCAATTTTACCATATTCACCTTTGTCTTGTGATACCACATAACAATCTGCTTGTATTTGTTGTATCAAATTATCAATTAAAAAATCTCTTTCAACTGACTTAGGCTGATTGTACTTTAGTTCTCTAAGTTTATCAGCCTGAGTCTTTATACTATCTATCTTATCGCAAAACTGACTAATTTTGTGATACATAATTTCTCACCTTTTGAAATAATGTTTGAATTTGTAATTTATTGTTAGCAAGTTGTTCTTTACCCTCTTGCCAATTTACTTTTTGAAATTCAACAATGTCATTCCACTCAGTTTGCAACCAAGTAGTAACTTTATTTTCTTCGGCGTTTGTAGCATTCGCAAATAAAGATACTAACATTGCAATTGTTAATAATAGTTTCTTCATACTTTTCTTCCTGCTGTTTTTAAGTCCTCTTTACCAACAACCATATAAGGACCTTTGTTGTAGGCAGGTACGATAGAATATTGTTTAGATATTTCTAATCGCTCTTGCCTTTGTTTATGGTCAATCGTGCCACCATTACCTAGTTTTGTACTCGCACTAGGATAATTAGGTGACTCTCTTCGGTAAACTTTTTCAGGTTCATAAGAACCAATAATATGTTCAGTTTTAGGTTTTAACATACCAAATCTATACTTAATATAATCATCTAAAGACAACATATGTTTTTTCATACCAATTTTTTTCATTTGTTTGTTATACAAACGCAAGTCTTCTTTGTATTGAGCAAGTTGATTATCAGATAGATTATGCATCTTCTTCCTATTCTTTCTCAATGTACCACTTGATGTATTAGTATAGATAATAGCCATTAATTTAAATCTCTTGTAGCTTCTCTTTCAGATTTATCATACTGAGATTCTGCCATCTTTTCAGCATATGACATACCAAAAATAGACCTGTAAAATGCATCTCTTGGAGATGGAGTTTGATACAAGTTTAGTAATGCATCAAACTTAACATCAACATCTGAATAATATTCAGGATGCTTTGCTTTCAATTCAATATGGTCTTTAAAAAATTGAATTCTATTATCATATCTGTCAACTTCTTTCTCAGATAATGATTTCTTTTTAGACAACTTAATGTCTTTTTCTTTTGCATCTTTAAATTCTGCAAATAGATTTTCTTTATTATATGTAAACATACG